AGCGCTTACACTCGAAAAACCAAAGTCCACATCTAGGAGTCACTATGGCACGAACTAAATCTAGGGTTCGGCAAGACTTCGCTTCGCTCGAATCGGCATGGATTGAGGGCGGCGAACTTGCCGTTACCAAGCAAGCCGTTAGGAAATACGCGCAAGTTATCGATGTGACCGAATCAGGGCGAGACATGAAGCCGCTAATTTCGGGCATGTTCGAAGCTATCGACAGATTGAACGCGCTACAGGCGGCGCAAGGCTCTACGTCCGAAACGCCACTAGCAGACATTCTTGCCGAAGCCGAAGCGGCGTTGGCGAATGCGTAGGGGCAACCAATCGCCGACGTATTCGTTTTGCGACAGCTACACGCGAACAGAGGGCGCTTTTGCCGTTGCGATGGCTAACGCTTACGGCTTGGCTCCGTATCCCTGGCAACAGACAGTGTTAAACGACTGGCTTGCGCTTGACGATAACGGGCGATTGCTTAACAGCTTGTGCGTGCTGGCGGTGCAACGGCAAAACGGCAAAACGGGCGTATGTGACCCGCGCGAAACGTGGGGGCTGATTCACAGGGGCGAAGCGATTTTGCATACAGCCCAGGAATACCAGACGGCAAAAAAGGCGTTCGACCGTTTGCGCGAAAAGTTCGGCGATAGGAAGAACGACCCGCACGCTCGGTATCCCGAATTGAATGCGCTCGTCAAGAAGTACACCACTAGCGCTAATCAGATGGTTCTAGACCTCAAGAATGGTGGACACATCGAGTTTCGCACACGTGGCGCTAATAGCGACATGGGGCGCGGCGGTACGTTCGATCTAGTGGTGATTGACGAAGCGCAAAGCTATACGGACGCGCAAGATGCGGCGCTATCGCCGCTCAACTCGGCGGCTCCTACTGGCTCACCACAGACAATTCTAATGGGCACTGTCCCTGACCCGTCCACAGCCTACAAGGGCGAGAAATTCGAGAGCATACGCAAGGGCTTGCACGCAGACCCTTATACGGGCGCATGTATCCATGAATGGAGCACGCCAGAAATCGGCGATGTTTTCGACAAAGATAGATGGTACGAAACAAACCCGTCTCTAGGCTACCAGCTACTAGAAGCGGCGTTGCTAAAAGACGCTCGCACTATGAGCGCCGATGCGTTCGCCCGTGAGCACTTGGGCTACTGGTCGGAACATATAGCGGCGAACGAACACGCCATAAAGCCGAACGACTGGCAAGCTTGCAAGGTGGACGAACCGAAGAAAGACGGCTTGCTCGTTTACGCTGTCAAGTTCGCCCCTGACGGCTCCACTGGCGCTTTGGCGGCGTGCTACAAGCCAGACGGCGGAAAGCCGTTTGTGTACGTCGTGGAAGTGCGCTCGCTGTCAAGCGGCATTAGCTGGTTCGTGGACAACCTAGCGCCACGAGCTGGCAAGGCGGCGCAAATCGTTATCGACGGTCAAAGCAACGCGCAAAGCTTGAATGATCGCTTGCTTGCAGAGGGCGTGCCAGCGGTCGAAATCATCAGACCGAGAACAGGCGATGTTATAGCGGCTTGCTCGTCTTTGGCTAATGCGGTCAAAGAGCGCGAAATCACGCATTACGGGCAACCACTTCTAGACGATTCAGCGACGAAAACGAAGAAGCGCCGAATAGGTACTAACGGCGGCTGGGGCTTTGCGTCCACTGACGAAGCGGATGCAACAGCGATCGAAGCCGCTTGTCTCGCTTACTGGGGCGCTATGACAACTAAACGCAATCCGAAAAGAAAGGCGGTTGTGTTCTGATGACTGACAAGCAGCCTGATACCTGGTACACCATAGCTCGCGTGCCAGCCCCAGGCGTGAAGCCGCTAATCTTCGGCGGCGACTTCCCCGGCGAGTGGGCGGACATGATTAATGATTTGCTTGCTTTGTGGGGTAGCAAGGTGACGCGCAATCGCTTGAGAATGCGCTACTACAACGGCAAGAACGTGCTAAAAGACTTTGGAATTTCAATCCCGCCAAAACTGCTGAACGTGGAAACGATTGTTGGATGGCCTCAGAAAGCCGTAGACGCTATGTCTGTCCGTTGCCGCTTCGATGGCTTTACTGCCAACGACGAAGCCGCACAGGGCATTCTGGACGCTATAGACAAGCGTTCTAGACTACGCATGAAGTACCGACAAGCTACCCAGTCAACGCTGATTCACTCGTGCTCATTTGCTACCGTAACGGTGGACGAGGACGGCAACAGTCGCATTGACTTCTACGATGCAGAACATGCGGCGGCTCGATGGGATGACGCTAGAGGGCGCATTGCTTACGGCATGACCATTGAAGCGTTTTCAGACGGCGTGCCAGCGGCTATGACGCTTTACACAGACGATGCGGCGGTGGACGTTTGGAACGTCGGCAACCATTGGGACTGGCAAGCACAGCCATACGCAATGGGCAGACCGACAATAGAAGCGTTCGCATACCGACCGACTTTAAAAAAGCCGTTCGGACAATCGCGCATTAATCGTGCGGTCATGTCCATTACCGATTCGGCGGTGCGTGAAGCTTTGCGGACGGAGATTAGCGCGGAGTTCTTCACCAGCCCACAAAAATACTTGCTCGGCGCGGATGAAAGCGCATTTGCAAAGAAAACGAAGTGGGAAGCCTACATCGGCAATATCTTTGCAGTAGGGCGCGACGAGAACGGCGATTTGCCGCAATTCGGGCAGCTAGCGCAAGGTTCGATGCAACCACATACGGACTATATGCGCTCCCTGGCTGCTCGGTTCTCTGGCGAAACCAACGTGCCGATTAGCACGCTCGGCGTTATCCACGATCAGCCAGCAAGCGCCGAAGCAATCTATGCGGCATCGGAGCCGCTAATCATCGAGTGCGAGGACTACAACGACTCGGCGCGGGACAGCCTGCACACGCTTGCAATGATGGCGATTGCCGCAGAGCTTGACGTGCCGCTGGCAGACCTTGACGAGCGCTATACGGACTTTGTGCCGAACTTCCGCAATCCCGCCATGCCTAGCGTTGTTTCGCAGACTGACGCGATGGTGAAGATTGCTAGCGTAGTTCCCGGCTTTGCTGGCACAGACGTTTTCTTCGAGCAAATCGGCTTTGCAGAGGACATGCGCAAGAAAGCGGAGAACGAAATCAGGCGCAATAGTGCGTCGTTCACGCTAGCGGGATTGTTGGGCGAAAATGGCAGCGCCTAATTACGAGCAGATACAGAGCTTTGACCATGTGACCGAGCAACTGAAGCAAGCCGCTATTGACGAGTTTCTAAGCGAAGTTGACGAGTCTATGCGGCTTGATGACGTTCTGGACATTGCAACGCGCATAGCCGAAAAGTTTTCGTTGCTCGGCGCGGAGCTAGGAGCTCAATGGTACGACCTTTGCACGCAACTAGCAGGAATCGAAGCGGAGCCAGCGGAGATTCAAGAGCCAGACCCAGACGGCTTGAGGTTGAAAGCCGAAAGCACGGTTAAGGCATCACAAGAGCCGTTTGCTAAGACGTTCGAATACTACATGCAGAACATCATTAACGATTCAATCCGCAAGACGGGCGATGCTAACTTACGGCGCGATTACATGCGCGGTCTGTCCCCTGGCAAGTGGGCGCGTGTCCCCGTCGGCGATACGTGCGCATGGTGTTTGATGCTTGCCAGCCAAGGCGCATGGTATCTGACCGAAGAATCAGCCGTGGGCGATGGCAACCACTACCACAACGGCTGCAATTGCAAAGCCGTATATCACGCTGACGCTGAAAGCATCAACGGCTACAGTGGCAAGCTCGGCAAGTACAAAGAAATGTATTACAGCGCCGAAAATATCCGAATGGCAGCGGAGAGCGGCAAAGAGCCGTATCCCGAAGAGCTAGAAATGCGCATCGACAAAGCAAGGGCTTTGCACAAGTTGCGCGAAGCCGAACGCGAAGCCGAAGCCGAAGCGAACGGCGAAACATACATACCTAACCCATGGACACAGTACAACGTTGATTTAATCATCATGCGTGACAAGTACGGACTGAAATAACGTCCACATCACCCAGGAATCAAGCCGCGATTACAGCGGCTTTTTTCATTGCCCAAACGGGCGAACGCTCCAAGTGCCTAGCCGCATGGCAAACGGAACCTTAGAGCGCATTTAGTAGCCGCTGCATAGCGGTTTCGTATGGCTGCATAGCCAAGAAAGGAGCCTAAACGATGGCTGAAGAGTTGGAGCCGACTAATCAAGTGGACGAAGAGCCGCAGGGCAAAGAGGACACGACCGATTGGAAAGCCGAAGCGAGAAAGTGGGAAAAGCTAGCCAAGAAAGGTCATGCCGCAGAAATCGAACTTGAAAAGATGAAATCTGAGCAGATGACCGAACTTGAAAAGGCTACAGCACGCGCCGAAACCGCAGAAAAGGAGCTGGCAAGCATGAAAGCCAGCGCTGCAAAGGTGGACGCGGCGCGAAAGCTGGCAAGCGAAACGGGCGTGCCGTTCGACATGCTCATGTTTTGCGAGGACGAAGAAGCAATGAGCGAATTTGCCAAGACCTACGCGAAAGAAACCCACGTACCCGCTGCACCGAAAGCCAAAGGCGGCTCACGAATCATCAGGGGCAACGAGCAAAAGCCGACAACTAAAGAACAGTTTGCGGAAGCGCTCGAAGCCGCTGGGCTGTAAACAATCAATCAAGAAAGAGGTATAACAATGCCTGCTACCGTTCCTACCGTTGACACCCCTGCCAACGTTTACCGTGGCACTTCCAACATCGCGCTTCCCGCTGAGGTTTCGCAGGAAATCTGGGGCGCTGTCCTCGAAGAGTCTGCTTTTATGCGTCTCTCCCGTCAGATTACGCTTCCTGGCACTGGCACGACCATTCAGACCATCACAGGCGAGCCTGCCGCCGACTGGGTTTCCGAGACTGCCGCGAAGCCTGTTTCTGCCCACACGTTCAACAAGAAGGCTCTGACTCCGTACAAGCTTGCTGTCATCGAGCCGTTCTCCATGGAGTTCATCCGCGACAAGGCAGCGCTTTACGAAGAGTGCGTGCGTCGCTTGCCTGCCGCTATCGCTGCTAAGTTTGACAGCACCATTATGGGAACCACTGCACCGGGTACGGGCTTTGATGTTCTGGGCAGCGCAACGGCTGTTTCCCTGAATCCTGGCGCTGGCGCAACCGTTTACGATCAGTTTGTCGCTGTTGATGGCAACATTGCCGCTGCTGGTGGCATCATGAACGGTATCATCCTTGCTCCGCAGGGCAAATCTAAGCTGCTTGGTGCTGTCGATGGTGATAAGCGTCCGCTGTTCACGGCTGGTGTTGAGTCTGGCACGCTGTCCCCGATTCTCGGCGCTGAAACCGTCGTTAACAAGCATGTCTATAAGGCTGGCACTGCTGGCAATCCTGGCACGCCTGCCGTCGTGGGCATCGCTGGTGACTTCTCTGATGCTGTTTACGGCATCGTTGAGGGCATCCAGATTGCAATTTCCCGCGATGCTACGCTCGTCACCACTGGCGGCGTTATCTCCCTGTTCCAGCAAAACATGGTTGCTGTGCGCGTTGAGTGCGAGGTTGCGTTTGGTGTTAAGAGCGCGTCCGAATTCAACCTGCTTACTGGCGATGTTCCCAGCGCTTAATCATGGCGTTGCTAATTGCGCCTAATGGCGTAACCGTAAATGCAAGCGAGCAGGATGCACCAATTCTGCTCGCTGCTGGTTACGCAAGGGCAGATAAACAGAATGAACAACAAAAGCCGAGGACGCGAAAGCGCACGGCTAAATCGAAGGGGCAATAATGGCTTTTGCGGATGTGTCAGACCTTGAAAGTCGCTGGCGCGATTTGTCCACAGCGGAAGAAGATAAAGCGTCTGTGTTGCTAGACGATGCATCCGCAATGCTCGCTTCTTACGTGGACGTTGACGAGAGCGACGAAGCGCAAATGACGCTTTTAAAAATCGTCTGTTGCAACATGGTGCAGCGGTCAATGAGCGCCACCGAATCCGACTTGTACGGCGTGACCCAGCAAAGCATGTCGGCTGTTGGCTTTAGTCAGTCTATGAGCTATAGCAACCCAACGGGCGATATGTACTTGACGAAGAGCGAAAAGCGCTTGCTGGGCATCAACGCTGGCTATGTAACGTCAATTCGCCCCATGATGGCGGGTGACCACGATGATTAAAGGCGAGTCGGTGACGCTGCTAACGCCTACCGTTACGTATGACGAGAACAAAGACGAAGTGCAGACGTGGACGGAAACGCCACTAGACAACGTGCTTTTTGGCAGACCGTCCACAGAGCAAATCGAAGAGGTCATGCGCCTTTACTCGGTCGAAATCTCGTACACTCTCGGCATTCCAAAGACGTACACGGGCAGCTTGCGCGGCTGCAAGGTTGCGCGAGCTCGTGATGGTCGAACATTCCAGATTATGGGCGAACCACAACCACTCCCACCTGAAATATGCCCTACACCATGGAATCGTGAAGCCTATGCGGTGATTGTCGATGGCTAAAGAGTGGACAGTGCAAATGCACGTTAAAGGCGTTGGCGAAGCTTTCCGTCAATCGGGCGTTGTTAACAAGCTCGATGACATGGGGCGCGTTATAGCGGCTGAATCATCGGCTTTGACTGATGAACACTACCCAGATAACGGCTTTGAGAAATCTCATTACAGCTACAAGCGGTATACGACGAGCCACGGCAATACGGGCGTTGTTGTAGCCGCTGAAACGTATCTGGGGCGCGTTGCTCAAGCGAAGCACAACGTACTAACTAAGGCTATGAATGCGGCGAGGGGTTAACCATGGATATTGCAGCGACGATTATCAACTATCTTGATCGCGTGTCGGAGGTTGGATGGTATCACAATTCGCCTAAATCAGCGCCTACCGAGTACGGCACGCTCACACGCGACGGCGGCGCTTATGACTCATACGTGCGGGACATGCCGACAATCACGCTCATTGTCTATGCGGCAACCCGTGGACGTTGCGCAGAGCTGGCAGGCAACACCAAGCAGCAACTCATACGCGCTTGCTGGGAAGTGGACAACATCTTCCAAATTGAAATCTTGGGGGACTACTACGACCCGCTAGACGGCAAGCACAGGCACAGAATCACGGCGCAAGTGACCGTCAACGACTAACTACAACTGAATAACTAACAACCAATGAGCCGTCATTCGTGGCGGCTCTTTTTTTCGGAAAGGGTGAATTATGGCGGCAAACGATACTAAAGACGTTTCCAACGTTAAGGGCGTTTCCGGCGGCTACGGTTTCAGCGCTCCCGTTGGCTCGGCGGTCGGCACTGACCAAGACAAGTTCGCAGCGCTTGACGCTAGCGTTTTCGACAACATGGGCTTTATCAGCGAAGATGGCATCGAAGAGGAGATTGACGCTGATACCGATGAAATCGTGGACATGAACGGCGATGTTATCTTCGTCGCGAAGTCTAGCGAAACCGAAAAACTGGCGTTGACGCTCGTTAGCGTGACCGAAGCCAGCCTGAAAGAGTGGTACGGACACGGCAACGTGGACGCTTCTAACGCTAGCTACATCGCCATTGAGCACATCAGCACTAACCGCGAAGCACGCGCTTATGTGTTCGAGCTGTTGCTTAAGGACGGGCGCAAATGGCGCAAGCATGTCCCCAATGGAGTTATCTCCGAGGTCGGCTCGATCGTGTACGGATCGGGCGAGGTTGCGGGACGTGAAATCACCATCACGTGCATGCCCGATGCAAGCGGCGTGCGCATGTACGACTACATCGAAAAGAGCGCTTAATGGCTGCTATCAACCCCGAAATCGTCCACATTAAGGCGTGCGGTGTCGAGGTGGACATTGACAAGGGTGTGTTCGAGGATGTTCGCCTGATGACCGCAATGGCGCGGCTGTCTGACGAGTCTTTGCCCGAAAACGAACGGCTTGTTTGGTACGTTCGAGGGCTTGAAATCTTGTTTGAGGGCAAGACCTACGAAGTGCAGAACAAGCTAGCGGCGGCGAACGGTGGACGGCTCACGGAGAGCACGTTTAACACGTTCTATTCGGAAATCATGGAGCAGGTCGGCTCAAAAAACTAACGGTGCTCGCTTGGTTCATGGGAAATCACCCAGGCGAGTTAAGAGCCGATTTTCAGCGGTTCTACGGCTTGAATCTTGACGGCATGGGGCGCGAATATACCGTTTCCCATGCCGCTTGCCTAGCGTGTCATCTGCCTAGCGACTCGTCCACATTGCAAGCGGTCTACCCGCAAAACGGGTGGACGCAAACGGAGTATCTGTTACACGCAATCGAATACAACTTGCGCGTGCTCGTATGGCAGAACAGCAAGGACGGCACGAAGGGCAAGAACAAGCCGAAGCCGCTACAGACTCCCGAAGAACGCGAACGCATACGCCAAAAGGCGAATAACACGAACATGCAATTCATAGCAAAGTCACTCGGTTTAGGGGGTGATTAAATGGCTGATTTGGCTACTGCATACTTGCGCCTGAAAGTTAACATGCAAGGCGCTCAAAAAGAAATTGAAGCTGGCTTGAATGGCGTTGACACCAAGAAATCTGGTCAAAAGGTCGGCAAGTCTCTAGGCGAAAACGCGAAAGTCGGGCTAGGCAAGATTGCGATTGGCAATTTCCTAGGCAACGCGCTAACCATGGGCGCTCAAGCGGCGGCTCAGGGCATCGGCGAGATTGTCGGCGGCGCGTTGGAGCAATCGAAGAACTACGAGCAACTTGCTGGCGGTGCGCAAAAAATCTTTGACCAGATTGATTTTGGCAAGATATCCGCTGACGCGCAGAACGCCTACAAAGAACTGAACATGAGCGCCAACGAGTATCTAGAAGCAATCAATCTAGCTGGCGCTAACTTTGCTCAAACTATGGGTGACGAAGCTGGCTATAACACGGCGCGTCAGGGCATGTTAGCCATTGCCGACTATGCAAGCGGCACAGGACGCAACCTTGACGAGCTGAACGAAAAATACCAGATGATTACCCGTTCAACGTCTAGTTATCAGTCGATTGCAGACCAATTTGCGGGTGTTCTGCCAGCTACGAGCGCTGATTTTCTGGCGCAAGCACAGGCGGCGGGTTTACTGTCCACAGAGTACACGAAGCTAACCGAAGTACCCGTGGCAGAGTACCAGCAAGCAGTGACCGCGATGCTAACCCAGGGCGTTGCTGATTTGGGCTTGGCTCAGAACGCCATGAACGAATCGACTACGACGGTTAGCGGCTCGCTGGCTATGACGAAAGCCGCATGGGATAACTTCTTGCTTGCGCTCGGCACTGGCGAGGGCGTTCAGACGGCAATTAACAATCTGACCGCTTCGCTTGGAGCGGCTGCTCAAAATCTCTTGCCGGTTATGCAGCAGATTTTCTACTCGCTCGGAAACATCGTAGGGCAAGCGATCAGTTACATTGGCACGCACATACCCGAAATACTCGCGATGGCGGGACAGCTAATCCTGGCGCTCGTGTCTGGTCTGGCTAACGGTCTTACCCCAGTCATGGAAGCTCTAAACTCGGTCGTAGAGGGCGGCTTAAATGCTGTAGGGCAGTTTTTCGGTGACATGCTAGCCGCTGGCGCAAACCTGGTGCAAGGCTTGATTGAGGGTATTCAGGGCGCTATAGGCGGCGTTGCTGACGCAATCATGGGCGGCTTGCAAGGCGCTGTAGATGGTGCGCTGTCGTTCCTTGGTATTGCTTCCCCGTCCAAGCTTTTCGCTCAAATCGGCAATTACACCATGCAGGGATTTGCTCAGGGCATCACAAAAACCACGTCCACGGCTACTAAAGCCATGCACTCGGCTGTTAACAGCGTGTATGGAGCGGCTAGCGGCTCGGCAACGTTCACGGCTAACGCACAGGTTGCAAACGCTTCTAGCGGCTTGTCCGAAGCTGTCAAAGCCGAATTGTCTGGAATGGGAGTTTATATCGATGGACGGGCGCTTGTCGGCAAGATTGCTCCTCGTATGGATACGGCGTTAGGAGGTTTCGCGTAATGCCTAGCTATTACACAGTCAACGTTGACGGCGTGGACATTTGCGAAACTTACGGCGTAACGCTGTCGAAGTTCGAGCAGGAGCCGCCAGAGCCGAAAATCATTACCGTTGACATTCCCGCAGGCGTGGACATTGACATAACAAATGCAATCGGCGCTACGGCGTTTCACAATGGCGTGCATCGCTTTGTATTCGCGATTACGGGTACAAACATAGTGGAGCGCACAAGGGCGCTCAAGAATGCGCTACATGGCTACTACAAGTCTTATGAGCTGTCCTGGGACAGCGGCTATACATACAAGGGGCGCTGGCAAGTCACAGAAATTGAAAGGCTTTCGTATGACGCTCGATTGGTGACGGTTGAAGTTAGTCATTATCCGTACAAAATCAAGCGGGAGACGGTGGACATTCTCGCAGCGCCTACTGGCTCGTATACGATTGCTGGCTCCAACAGTTACGATGACGTGTCTATCACGTTGCGCCAATACGCTACGGTCGTTGTTAACGGTAATTCTGTGCGGCTCGATGCTGGCACTCACATGCTCGGCAGCGGCTTTACCGATGATGTTCAGGTTATCGTGACGTATGACGATTGGTATTACCGTATTGAAGGTACTAACCTGATTGTCAATCCGAATTACGCAACTACAAGCGGTACTAACGTTGACTTTGACAACACGGTGTTTGCCGTCGAGGGCACGAACATCAGATGCGTCCCAGGCGAAGCAAGCCAGCACGCGCAACTCAGCTTCACAAGGCGTGATGTGTAATGTATTTCGTGATGTACGGCACAGAGTTTTTATATGAGCCAGACAACGACGAGAGAGCCGTCCACAATGCCACGTTGAGTCAAACTGCGGATGGCGTAGCGACGTTTAAGTTCACCATGCCGCCGACTAACCCCATGACGCAAGTTGTGTCAGTGCGCGACATGGCTAACCCCGTCGAAGTGTGGTTTGATGAGACGTTGTTGTTCAGCGGATACATCGAGTCTTTGACTGATTCTTTGTGGCTGGAAACAGAGGTATCTTGCAAGAGCCATGTTGCGCTTCTAAACGACACGATGACGCGCTACAAGCCTACTAGCAATCGCGGCAACTACGTCCTGGCTGAGCTAATCGGCATGTGGGCGAACCTTACAACATGGGGCGGCGAGATACCGCAAAAGAAGATTGAGTTTGCAGTAGACCCGCAATCGCAAGCTAGCAGCGTTGGCTACACAGACCCAAACGGCGGCGGCTTGATAGTGGACGCTGAAACGACTTCGCCAAAGGGCATTCTAGACATCATCCGCGATTCTATGATTGACCCATACGGCGCGTTTCTGCGAACACGCAAAGCCGATGACGGGACTATTCTCGTCGGCGTGTTTCCGAATGCTCCCGACACGTCCACACAGGTTGTGCGGCTCGGCGAGAACTTGCTTGACTACAACTACACCGAAACCGACGAAGGCATGTATAACTGCTGCTTGCCAGTCGGCGGCGCAATCGACCCGCGCACGATCGACGGCGCAAGACAGACCAACGTAGTTGTTGCGTCTAACGTTGCGGCAGGTTCTCGGAGCATCCAAATTCGCACGAGCAGCGGCACGGCGAACGTCCACACCGGCAACGTTCTAGTTATCGGCGGCAAGTACGGTTATGCCGTAGAAGGTGGCTATGACGGCGATTTCGGCACGGGCGCTGTAACGGTGGACGTAACGCCACCCGTTGAGCAAGCGATAAGCGCGGGAACGGGCTTGTACATCCAAAGGCAAGCGCTTTACCAAAAAGACGAGAACTGCACGTTGATGGACATCCCAGGCTACGAGAACGGCTGGCGCGTCGATTACGACCTGGTTTACAACGTGGACAGTGTTAACGCTTATGGTATGCGGTGTTGGACGTTCCAGGACAACGACATTCGCGATGCTTACGCGCTACGCAACAAGGCGATTGCTCAGACGGCGGCGAGACTCGAATTTAAACGCTCGCTCACTGTTAGCGCTTTGGACATGGTTTTTTACTTGTCTGGATACACGCACTTGCAAGCTGGACAGCAGTTGCGCGTTATCTCGGAGCCGCACGGCCTGGACACGGTTATGTACGTGCGAACAGCCGACATAAACCTAGATGACCCGTCGCAGACGAAGTACGTCCTCGGGACTATCGGACATGCTTTGTCACGCCACGTGCGGCAAGTTGAATCGAACGTCAAGACGGGCGCGGACAATTTCATAAAGGAATTGAACAACCGTATCCCGCAATCAACGATACAGGGGTTGAGCTAATGGCATATCTAGACGATAACGGCTTGCAAGCGCTCTGGGAGCAAGTTGACAGCATTTTTGCAAGGCTCACCGAAGCTGGCGCGTCAATCAGCTTGAGCGGTACTAATCTGGTGCTCACGTCGGCTGCTGGCACGCAATTGTCAAGCATTGATTTAAACGGCACGTTCGTGACGGAGCAAGAGTTACAGCAAGCAATCGGCGGAGCGACTAGCGGCATGATTTCCGAAAGCACGGCAAACGGGCGTTTCGGACACTCGCTCAGTTTGAGCGGCAATCAGCTAAAGCTAGTCAACTACAACGGCACGGTTATTTCTACAGTGACTTTGCCGTAATGAAAGGCGGTGAACGATGGCAGACAACATCATCACATTTGATGACATAGAGATAAGGGCAGACATTAGACCTGAATTTTTAGAAGCGACAGCCCAGAAGACGTATAACCTTTTTGACAAGACCGATGATAGCTTGATTCTCTGCGGGTACATCGGCGGCGGCGGCGTATGGCGCAACAACACCACGCAGGAAAACCGAAGCGCACTTGTCCCGTGCGAGCCGAACACGCAATACACCGTGTACAAAGAGCAGGGCGACAGGTTCAAGGTCGGCTATATAGACTCCGTTGAAACGTCGCTCACCGAGGGCGAGCAGATTGAGGGCGTTATACAAAACTTCACGGCAACGAGAATCACCATAACAACTGGCGCTAATGCAAAAATGCTGGTCGTTTGGTTTTGCGCTGGTAGCGAATTCAGCAATTACGAAAGCAGGCTGAACAGCTTGATGGTCGTACCTACAAGTATTGCAGTTGACAGCTATTACCCAGGCATCACGGCGCGTGATGACTTCGCCGTTGAGTCTGGCGGATGGCTCAAGAACGGCGATGACCTAAACAGCTTGTACGGCGTAAATCGCGTTTTCGCAATCCCTTACAGCGCGGTGTTGTCAAACGACCCGATTGGCGCATCTTCGAGAAGGACGCTGATTGTTCTTAGGGGTATGCTCGGCAATAACCAATGTTGTCAGATAATCGTAAACGCTGCAACGGGTCAAGCGTTCATCCGTCATTACGCCAATGATATCCAGTGGACTAACTGGGTTGACATGGGCAAGGGTTCGAGCGCCTTTGTCAATCGTGGTCAATTGGCGAACGGCGATGACCTAAACAGCTTGTATGAGAACGGATGGTACTTGACCACAGCAAACGGCTCATACCTCAACGAGCCGTATGACGCTACCGGGCATAGGCGCATTTTGGCTGTGGTCGGTTCGGCTGTACCTAATGCAACATCGTACAAATACATGTTCTGGCTCGATTTGACGAGCAGCGTTTTTGCCGTTCGGCTGATGGCTGATGACGCTTGGGGCGATTGGTTGCAACATGACATAAACGACAAGTACGAAATGAAAGCTATTCAGGTTTCGCCATTTGTCGAGGGCTACGACATAGACAACTTCAAAGACGAGGTTGGCTTTAGGTCGTTGCCGTACAGCGCGGAAATTCTTAATAGCCCAATTCCGAAGTACAACAGGCGGCAAGTCAAATCATACAAGGAATCTGACACGTTCTCGGTGCAGGAGCTTGCAGACACGTATCACGGGATAACGTATCGCAGGCTTTTCACGTCTGGGCATTGGTATCCATGGGCGATTAACGCGCCATTTGATTACGTTGACAGCGCTTTTGTTAATGTAAAGTTCCCGTCAAATTCGAACTACAACAGAACGCCTTATGACAGCCATAAAAAGGTTCTGACCCTGCTGCACTTCAGCGACTTGCACGGCGATTACACGACCTTTACCAGATTCATGGCGTGGGCGAACCAGTACAAGAGCGAATATGCGCAGTATGGCGGCAAGATAATCGATGATTTGCTATGCACTGGTGACATTGTGGACTATTACCCAGAGGGCGGCACCGATGACTATATGGATTTCTGGTACAACACGCCAGGAGCGGAAAGCATCTTAGTCACGATTGGCAACCACGACGCGAAAGACGAAGCGCAATCTAACAAGATGGGGTATTTGAGAAAGTCAATCGCGCGTAGTCGTGAGCTGTATTTCAAAGGCATAGACACATGGAACGTAACGTCTCCGAGCGGTACGACGTACTGGTACAAGGATTACGACAACTGCGACATTAGGCTCATTGGTCTTGACACGACAATTGAACCAGGCACGACAGATGATGCAAATCAATTAGACTGGTTCGAGTACGTTCTAGATAACGCGCGGTCAAACAACAAGGCTGTTGTCGTTGCGCAGCATTACCCAGCTTATAACAAGCAGGACATAGCTTGCGACTTCACGACAAGCAACGGGCAGCAGAACCTTCCAGCGTGGTTCATCATGACGAACGATTACATGGACTTGATAGAAAGTTTCATGAGCAATGGCGGTACGTTCATCTGCCACCTTGCTGGGCATCTCCACGATGACCGCGTGTGCTACAACGCGAATTATCCGAACCAGATATTCTTTGCGGTGACTGCTTTGTGGTGCGACTCGCGCATTCCAGACCAGGCTCGCATACGTGGCACACGCTCCGAAATCGCAGCAAACCTAATCGGATTTGACACGGAGCAGCACCTAATCAAGATTGTCAGGGTCGGCGCTAATTACGATGTGAACATGCGACCGCGTAACATTTTTGTGTACGACTACCAGAGCAAGGAGATTGTGCGCCAATCGTCCGACATGCAGGGATAAGGCGGCATATATGGAAGTGTTTCTGACAATGGTTGCATCGACGCTGATATCGTCGGTTGTCGGCGCTATCGTCGCTGCAATCGTCAGCAAGATAAAGCTCGTGCGCAAAGCCAGCGAGGACGCGAAGCGCGGAAACAAAGAGCTAATGGAATTGATGCAGCAGAACATACTGATGACATGCCGCATGGCGATTTACGACGAGCATTTCAGCGTGGATGAAAAGCTAGACGCTTATGCGATTTACCGCGACAACGGCGGCAATCATCAAACCAAAACGTACATGGACAAGCTCGTTAACTGCGATGTTGACGAGTATCTGGAGAAACACAGAAAGGCTTAGACATGAATGCTTTTCTAACATCTAACGAAGCAAAGTACAGGCTTGCGCGAACAATCGTGCAAGGCGTGCTCGGTGTAATCGTGGCGAATCTTGACTTGCTTTTCGGCTACGTCATATTCGAGCCGTCCACACGCGCTTTTGTGGTTGCGCTTGTTATGGCGGTGCTGTCCCCGATCATGGCGATGATTGGCGGCACGTCCGATGCGGCGTAACTTGGTAGCCGCCGAACTGATGCGGCATCTGTGCGAGCACGACTGGCACGGCTATACCCAGGGCGGCGGTCGCTGGGGCGATGGCGAGGGCATGTGCGCGGTAGACGTGGACGGGCAGACTTACTACGTTGCCCAGGGTGACCGCGATTGCTCGTCTGCTGTCATCTCATGCTGGCAAGCCGCAGGCGTGGACGTGCAAGCGACGTATACGGGGGACATGCTGCAAGGCTTTTTAGCTACTGGTCTTTTTGAAAAGCAGCCGTTGAGCTTCATCGCGCAACCGGGTGACATTTACCTCAACTATGCCGACCACACGGCGATGTGCATCAGCACGGAGCCTGATTTGCTCGGCGAGTTCTGCATTAACGAGCTCGGCACCACGACGGGCGGCGCTGTCGGTGACCAGACTGGCTATGAAGCATACGTGCATGGCTACTACGATTTTCCTTGGAACTGCATTTTGCATTACATCGGAGAAAGCGAGGACGATTTGCGACCAGCGGATGTATGGGAGTACAACTATCAAGACTCGGCACCAGGCGGCAACATGTACAACTGTGCGTTGTCCACCAATGCCAAGGTTAACGAAATCGCCGCGAAAATCGACGCTCTGAACTTTGGCGGCGTGGACGTTGGCAAGCTTGCCGATGCAATCGTTGACCGCGTGATTGCAAGGCTGCAAGAATGAACATAGCAATTGGATTGCTCGTCGGCTCGATCGCGATGGTTGCGATTCTGTACGCCACGAGCAAGTAAACTCGGATTAGCGCTCTACTCTTCGCAGGGTAGGGCGCTATTTTTTTATGCCGTGGATATACCGAAAACGGTACAGCTTTGGTGCAATGTTGGTGCAGCCGATTGCTTTTCGATTGGTTTTCGGCGCTAAAGCATAACGCCTGTTGGCGTGGTTTCGGTGTCAAAATTAATTAAAAACCAGCATGTTTAGAACGGATGACCGAAAGCGTGTATTGACTGCCCTATATAATGGGAAAACTAACATTCGAACTTGTCGCAGGTTCGAATCCTGTCGTCCCGACCAGCCTTTTTATCAATTTTGGTGCAATTTTGGTGCAAAATTACGAGCGCCAGCAAGCGTTAACGGCGGCTGTTACCGCAGATAAATCATCATGTACGTAGATTTTCGCGGGTGCGATTGATGACCAGCCAGCATAGCGCTGTAGGTCGAAAGCCGACATGAAACGGGCAATCATACTCAAATTGGAGTGTCGCAGCTCGTGTAAATCAAGACCCGCGAAGCCTAGATAATCCCGCGCTCCATAGCTGTTTTCGCGACCAGCCCACCAACGGTATAAGTTCTGTGGGCGCATGGTGCCGCCATACTTGTTACAGCAAATCGTCGGCGCGTCGGACAATCCTAGCTCGGCGCGAATCTCTCGCCATTCGTCCACCTTTGCAAGCAATCTGGGCGGCGCTGGCAGCGTTCTAACGCCTGATTTGCTCTTCGGCGCGTCGATGGTGCCGCTAGCTTCTTTCACGGCGCGAGAGACGAATACAAAGCCGTCGCGTATGTCAGAATCGTAGAGCGCTAATGCTTCGGCGCGGCGCAATCCAAGCATCGCGATTAGATATACCGCCATAACGTGCGCGTCTGTCGGCTGCTTGTCCAAAGCGTCTAGAAGCTGGTTGATCTCGTCGGGCGTTAGGGCTGTGCGCTCCTTGCGGTTGATTTTTGGGTACTGCACGTGCTCCATGGGGTTTTGGGCAATCTTGCCGTCGTTGGCAGCTTGCGACAGTATGCCGTTTAGGGTGACGTGGACGCTGGCAATTGTTGAGTTCGAAAGTTCGCCAGACCCGGCAACGGGATTGCTTTTCAGCCATAGCAAAGCGCGGCGGCAATCCTCGGGCGTTATAGCGTCCATTCTCATGTGATATAGCTCTGTGCGTGCCAGGGCGCGGACGTTGCGCCTGTCTTTGGCTGTCATGTTTGGCGACAAATTGCCCGATTTTTCGCGGTAGGAGCGCCACAGTTCGGCGTAAGACCCGAAAGAATCGGGGTTTGATACTTTGCTCGTCAGCTCGTCCACAAAGGCTTTGAGGGCTTTTAAAGCGTCGGTGTACGTGCCTGTAAAGCGGCGCGATTTTCGCCCCTCGTCGGTGTTCACCCATAAGCGCCACTTGCGGCATTCCGATTTTGGGCGCGGTTTTCCGTTGCGGCGGGTTTTGTCTAGCTGCTCAATTGATGTGCTGATGATTTTCATTGTTCGATACCAGCGAGGTAGTTAAGCGACACGTTAAGCGCGGCGGCGATTTTCAAGACCGTAGTAAATTGGGGGTCTTTGGTTGAGCCGTTGCAGATGTAGCTTATTTTCGACGTGCTCATACCTGTTGCGCGTGCCAAATCAGCCTGAGTCATGCCGCGTTTATCCATTGCGTAGGTGATGCGCTCGGCTAACGTTGCTAGTGTAGTCATGGCGGCTCCTCTCGGCTCTGTTCAAATAATTTACCAAAAATTTTTAACTTGTGGTTGTATTGCTCAAAATTTTGAGTATCATGCTTGTATGCTCAATATTTTGAGTAGGAGGTGAACGAATGAAACCAAATGAGCAGGTCACACAGGCAATTGATAAGGCAATTTGTGACTACATGAAAGCGGAGGGAGTCAACCAGACCCAGCTAGCCGCAACGCTTGACATGAGCACCAACACGCTTAGAAGCAAGCGACGAGGTAGCGCGGACTGGTCATGGTCTGAAGTGTTGACCCTATCGCGGCTGACTGGGCTAACGCCTAATGAACTATCGGGCATCAAATTGCCTATTACAGCCTAACCAAAACGCCTACGACACGGCGTTAAACCATGTCCACAAGCGCATTTTGACAGTCGAACAGGAGCAAACGGGTGAACTCCTTACCTTGGTTTACCTAATCCTTCCCTTGTCACCCCTCGGGGTGTGGATTTTGATACGCCTTTTCTGCGATGACCTCCTCTCGCTCGATGGCATGACATACCAGCTCGTTTGCTCCTTTTCGGCTGTCAGGTAGCGCCAGCACCTTAACAACCAGAAACAAGAGGCGATGTTCGCATATGTGGCTTGTCCACTCGTGCGGCGTGCGCTAGTCGCTTGCTATGGCTATAGGTCGTGTGCCACGTGCGCCGAAAACGTGGATGCTAAGAACAGGAATTAGAAGCAATCTCTAGAGAAAAGAGACAACATGACAGCAAAAGGAAAGGCGTGCGCAAGGCTCGAAACTAACGCACGCCAGCGCGGGACTAACCGCACAGACATTTTATCAGATTACGAAAAGGGTACGTGCTGGGCTGCTTGGCTGCTCATCGGCATGTTCGCTTTCATGGCGTTTGGTGCGGTGGTGTTCGGATGGTAGAAATCAAGCAGCTACCGACACGAACGGAGCAAGCTATTAACCAGCTTATCAACGCTGCAAGCGTGGACGGCTTTAGCTCGGTGCAGTTCGGCTATACGGACGGCGAATCGCCAGTTGGTCATTTGTCGTTGCGTGACGCTAACGATCTATGGACGTTCTACTGGTACGACGGCGTTAGCTGGTTCTCGCATAACGAGGTGGGTTAAATGACCGATACGAACAATTACCCGATGGGCGTTAACGGCTCGTCCACTTACTTTAGCCAGGATGACCCGCCAGAGTGCCTTAACAAACACTGCATGGCAACTCTCGAAACCGACTGGGAATTTTGCCCTTATTGCGGTTGGCATATCGATTGGGACGAATACGAGCGGCAGGCGAAC